TAATGCCATCCGCCGGGCGGGATTAATCCATCTATGGGTTGTGCCATGTATAAAAAAGTTAGCAGTTAGTCGGAAAAATCAACATACTCCATTGCTTCAATTGAGGAAAGTTTTTTTTCACGATAGTGTTCTGGCTTTTGTTCTGTCATAGTTGCAACTGCTCCACCTCGCTGGCGCATTAAGTAAACTAATAAACTTAATGAGTCAAGTTGGTCAGGACTATTTTGTCTAGTGCGCTTTGTATAATCTCCTTTACTTTCGACACGAACTAATCCTTGACCAATTTGTTTATATCGTCGCGAAGTTGCTTGTCTGACTAATTCTTCAGTACGAAACGAAGGTGATATTTTAAGAAACTCAAATTCAAGATACTTTGCTAATCCAAATATCAACTCGGTAACCACCCCAGAGTAAAGTTCGTTTGCTCGTTGCGAATCGTCGCCTAACACATGAGTCTCGGATGCTGCCCAAGAATAGTTAACTCCCATCACATCTTTGCCAAATAAGCTACATAATGCGTCATGGATTCCCGATCCGTTGCCTGTCCGATCAACAGACAACCAACCCGGTCCAATTCGCATCTGCTTACAGAAATTCATAATTGCATCTGCCTGCTCAAGTGTCGCTCGTTTAGGAAAGTTAATTTGCGAATCAAGCTGAAGAACGACTTTTGGTGATTTAAACTCTCTAAACTTGCCATCCATCGGAGTCCACCCGTCAGATAGCCCAAATCTGCCGTAGGAACACACAACTTGGTCTTTACCTTCCAACGCCAAGTCGAACGCTGCTAGACCTACTACAGGACCAATAAAGCGTACTTGCCCCATTGAATTATCCATCATTGCAGGCGTGATGATTGCCATTGCCACACCCTCCTGCGGGAAAAACCCTCTTGCCATCGTGTAGTATTCGGCAGTCTTTCCTCTCGCCTCGTAGGACATGAAACCCTCGTAGGTCTGGAAGCCGGGGAACACGATCTTGCGATTCGTTACATTTTCGCATCGGGCAGCATCCAATCGGAGGATGTGCCAATCCTCGCGGCTAGTCCACTCAAAGTCCTCCTCGCAGTCTACCCTCAACCATCCACCGACAGGCTCGCACCTCTTTCCGAATTCACTATTCCTGTCCTTTGGGTTAGATGCGCCGAAAATTTTAATGCGTCCTCTGCTACTTGTCGTATCGGCGGCAGAAAGGATGTTTTGTAGACCCTCCCAAACGCCAGCAGGGATTTCTTCAGCTTCGTCCAGAACAACATGGGTTCGGCTCATCGCTCCCCACTTCGGATGCGGTTTCTGGCGTGGACTAGGGTGGAATCCTCGAAGCGTTCCAGTTCCTGCATCACCTTTCGGAATAGCAACGAGATGGATTCCGTTCTTGTCATCGTCGTTCACCTGAATCGACTTTACCAAGTCTGATTCGCCTTTGTACTCTGGCTTAACCAGAGCAGTACGATAAAATGTCTTGATAGCCGCAAAAACATTTCGTTGAGCGTGTTGTTCGGTCAATGAAACAACTTTGATACAGGTGTACTCTGGGTCACGCATCCAATCTAGCAAAAACCATGCGGCGGCATTAAATGTTTTGCCCATTGCGCCTGCTCCCTGCACCAGCAACTTGTCGTAACTAAATAAACATCTCCATGTGTCCTGCGCTGAACGAGGTCGCCAGTCATAAACGCTTGGACCCCACAGAATCGTCGCCGCAGCTTCAAAATGGTCCGCCTCCAGCAATGACTGGACAAATTGCATGACCACACTTTTGGAAACCTTTTCGTCTAGAACCACGCTAGATTTCACGCCTCCAGTCGCGACATTAGCAAGAATGTACTTTGCCGCATACAGCAAGCCCATGCGGTCATCGCGATCCGCTTCTGCCCTGACTGCCTCGGCAATCTTCAATACTTGTTGTACGGCATCTACCATTTCGCTGCAGGACAACTCTCCGTAGCCATTATTGTTTTGATCTCCATGTTGCACCCGCAAATCTTGCACTCCCCAGCACCACCATACTTTTCAACATCGAAGTTCGGGCAATCGGCGCAGATGCGTAGCCTCCTAGCGATCTCTCGTTCGTCCACACATGGCAACCCAGCTTTCACAAAAGCAAAAGCACTCTTCGCGAAATTAGATGCTTTCGTAAGTATATTCATTTCTCAAGCCACTCAACTGCCTTCTTTGCTTCTGACTCGCACACATCTTTAGCCATGATAGAATTGTCACTAATTACGCCAAAGTCTTGCAAGTCATTCATTGTCTTAACTTCATCGCTCCAGCTTTCTGCGATATATTCTTCTAGTTTATTCATTTGTAAACTTCCATGTTGCATAATGGACATATTTCCATGTTTGCTCTATTGTCAACTTGCTCTCTAAATACAATGCAAGCAGTTGTTAAATAAATAATTATAATTACAATTACAGCAATCCATATCTTGGTTTTTTTCCAGAATGTATTCATTAATTATTTTGCCTCAAGTTGTAAGATTTTTCTTTCTAACTCAAATATCTTGCCTCGCAATGCGTATTCGCGTTCTGCACTAATTCCTAGCAATCTTGATTGTTGCTCGGATTCATATTGCGCTTCTTTGCACTCCTCCCTCGCCTCGTCGCGCTCAACTAAAGCGGTTGCAAGTTTTTGCCGTAGCTCGACGGCAGCGTTGATTTCCTCCGTGCCGTATTCGGTGATGTGTTTTAAAGACTCCCGCGCCTCGTCGCGCTCACGAACAACTCGATTCCAACTCGATGTCTTAATCGTAATCGTTCCATCTCCATTCAAACTTTGTTGTTCACTCATTTCTTTTTAAACCAGTTCGGGAAGTGACCAAAGTCGCGAGGCTCGGTCACATTGTTGTTCTTCTCGCAGACATCGCACTTTCCATAGTGCCATGTCGATACTTTGTTGACTGCTTTGCCATGCTTCAAGCCGCACTCTGAACAGCACCAGTTAGGGTAGGGTTTCATTTCTTTTTAAAGACTCTCTCACGCTATCCGAGTCAATCCCTAAAATATCGCAAGCCTGATTAAAATTAATCTTGCTATCGGAACGATTCTCAATCCACGCAATCGCACTCTCCCTGCTTTTATCAATTTCTTCCTGCTTATATTTACTCTTCACCTTTGTATGATTCCTTGCGTCCATAACAGCAACTTCAATCATTCCGCTTAATAAATCGCGAATGCAGTAGACATCGTTTAAATCGACTTCGCGCATACAAGTTCAATCCCAAATTCCATAGCCAATTCAATTGTACTTGGATCAGTCTCGTATTTGTCAGAGTACGCAATTGTCCTGATCCCGTATGCTGCCGCACTACGCAAACACTCATTACAGGGAAGCGTAGTGCAACACAGCAACCACACCTCGCCGGGCTTGCAGTACCGCAGCGCATTCGCCTCGGCATGGATCACAAACTTCCTCCTTCCCTCCCGATCATCCCAGTCCTCAAACATTCCAGTCGGGTAACCATTGTACCCAACCCCAGCAACAGAGTCATCCTTTCGGAATACTACCGCGCCAACTTTCCTCCACGGGTCTTTCGACTTCGTCGCAGCGGCAAATGCCAACTGCATTCCATATTCAATCCATGTCATATATTTTTGTTAATCCATTCAGCTACTCGTTTCGCTTGCGGAGTCTCCTCCCGAATAATCTGGTCATAGCAGACATCACCATACGATTTAAAAATCTGAACATTATTAATCAACCATCCCATGTGATAGCCAGAACGCATAAAGTCGATAAAGTTCTGCGTTGCCTCTCTGTCAACAACAAAGTTCAACTTGCCAAACTTATGCTCCCAGTACTCTTTCGGTTGGCAGTTGATGTGACCATGCCCACCTTGCCCCGGCAACGCAGCAGAAAATACAATCGCAGGCGCAAGCTCCGTTAGCTTCTTCACCACATCGTCAGAAAGACTCTCATCGATATGCTCGGCAACCTCCAGACACAATGCCAAGTCGTACTTCCCTGCCTCATCAAACATCGACTTGACGATCTCTGGGCAACGCTTGTCTGGATCGATCCCAATAACATCGTGACCCAACTCGCGCAACGCCTGCACATATATCCCCGGCCCACATCCAACATCTATAATTTTCATATCAGTTCAGGCAATCTCCTTCTGTCCTTCTCGCGAATAATGAAATCCCAGACTCGTTGTAGCGTCTCGTAGTCTCCCGTGCATTCCTTCTCGTCCTCGTTCCGCCACTTCTTGAACTCACCGCAATCATCATTGACCATTGCTCGCAGTTCCCCTTCCAGATCGCTTATTAACAATAAGGCGTCTACCCCATGGACTGCATACTCGTGTTCCCATTGCTCTTCTGGCAAATTGAATTCTAGTGTTGCTTTCATGGCAGCATCCTTGTCATTGCTTCCAGCCCGTTGCCATCAGCGTACCATCCTTTTCCTTGGTAGACATCCAGCACATCCGAGAAATACTTCTCGTACATTGGCGCAACCTTTTCCAGAGAGAAGTTCTCTGCCCATAGCCTGCATGACTCGCTAGAGATCGAGCCTTGCTGGATAGCCCTGACCGCATCAACAAAGTCTCCCATCGTCCGACACCGATAGCCTGTGATGCCATGCAGATTGTTCTCCGCAAAGCTACCCCAGTCTGTCGTGATCGTTGGTGTGCCACTAAACAGGTTCTCGATCTGTACCCCACCGAATGGCTCGACATACTGCGAGGGAATCAATGATCCCTTGGCCTTGCTCATCAGTTCACGCCTAGTCTCGATGTCAGCATAGCCAATGTACTCGACATGGTCAGGTAGCCTGTATCCTTCCTCCTTCTGTCCTGCTACCAGCAAGCGCACTCCTGCTCGTTCTGCTGCTTGGAAAGCCACATCACAACCCTTGCCACTATAGACCCTGCCGAGATACAAGAAGTAGTCTTCCTTCTCATCGTTGCCTCGATAGGTGAAGTCTTCCCGATCAAAGTAATTCGGGATAACCACATCGTACCAGTCCTGCCTACACGATCCAACTGCCTGCAAGCCGCAGTAGGCATGATAGATCGCATAGGACTCCCAGACCTTCCACCGCGCCCAATGACCTCCAGCATAGCCGATACCCGGCTCAACGCAGATCAAGTCTTGATGGGCATCGCAGACTGGGCGAACTCCCGATCCCCAAAACGGAAGGATGAAGTCATGCTTCTGCTTCCGCTTCCCTACCTCACGAATGGCATTAGCGTAGAAGGTACGATAAGCGTGATCATTGACATCGAACTTGAAGAATGTCTTGCGCCAGTCATGTGACCCATAGCTTTTCTCCCAATCGCTATTCGCGATTACCGAAATGTGTTCTGTGCATTGTAGATCGGAATCCTCATGCCCGTAGTGCAAGACCTCATGGCCGCGCCTAGTCATCATTTTTCCGAATTTGACAACCTTCTGCGTGTACGCACAGGCGTTGAATTCCTTGCTCGTTACTGTGTGGGGAAGCCCCAGAATGTGGAATCTCATAGATATGCTTTCTTTCTGAATGGATCGACTTCTAAACCTAGTGTGTTGCAGATGCCTTCAAATGATTTGGTCTTGATGAAGCGTACTGCATCTTCTCTCCAGCTTGCTGCAATCTCCCTGTTTCGCTCGCAAACGATCTTGGATTCATCGATAGCTGCATCTGCCATTGCCTGATGGATGATCTCGCAAAGGATGTTCCTAACGAACATCGCCTCTTTGTCTTCCTTGGTTTGAGTCATGCCTTGTCTGCTCGCTCCTGCGCCTGTTCGTTGCTGTAGGTTCCTTGATGGTATCGCCGAGATAGTTTGACCCGGTTCATGCGGATCACCTCTTGGATGGTCACGGCATCCTCCTCTGTGCTGTTATAATGGTTCAGGATGCCTTGGATGAAGAAAAGGATGTCACCACACTCCTCAAGGACATTGTCGCGATCTAGAGGCTTCCTGTACATGACAGACTTCTTAATGGCATCTAGTAGCTCGCCTGCTTCCCCTGCAACTCCCATAGCCATGTGAGTTAGGTGGGCATCCTTTGGTTCCATCTGAACGAGGATATCGATACCCGGCTTGCAGAGGCTTTCCACAAACTGGGCATATGTTAGTTCTTGTTGGTTTTGTGTGTCTTGCATAAATGGTACTCTATTATCTACAATCTGCATTATTGGAAGTTATAGCCTATTTCCGCTTAATAATCTTCTGGTTTCTAGTGATATACGC